CTCCTGGTGGCTATCTATGGATTTACTGACAATACTTTTGTAAGATCGTTGAGGTGAATTTGGTTTATCTTTTCGGCCACTCCCATATACGTGCTTGTATCTTTTCCGGCAGTATTCAAAAACGGAATCAACTCTGCGCCTAGCTTGGTCAAAAAAAAATCAAGCATTTCAGGGCTTTTCTTCCACTTCTCTATTTTCTTTTCATTATAAGCAAAATCATAGGAATACACGGATTCGGTTTCATCAAAGAATATTACTGAAGCTAGTTTGTAAATGAAATTAGGCATCGGCATTAAATTTAACCGATCCTTTAAATTCAAATTCAATTGCGCTATGTAAGTAATGTTCAACCTCTTGTCTGCCGGGTTCAGGAGCTTTTCCATAGCCTTTGTATGCAAATCAAGATACTCCTTATCACACCTCATTTCCATTTCCACATAAATAGCCATTGCGGCAAACATTCTTCCCGTGGGTACGTCCAAAGAGTTATCATACATTAAATACCTTTTCCCGCCGAAGCTAAAAGCTTCAACAATTTTATATTTATCTTCAATCAGATACGATTTAAACTTTTTCTTCCACGGCCACATTAAGTAATTGATTTAATGAATTTTCTAATCTTTGTAAGGTGGTGAACGTCACAATAACTTGCTTACCTTCCTTGATTCTGAAAATATTATTCCCCTTGTTCATGTAAATAGTATAAGCATCTTTCTTAAACTTCAATGTCCGACCGCCGGCGCAATTACAAATTCCTGCCGGACGAAATCCGTACATCTTCACCATATCTTCATAACTGATCAGCAATATCTTCCAGTTTATTTTCAATCATTACGATAATCGCGTTAATCCCCATGGCTCCGAAAATAACGGGGATCATTTCAATTTGCCATCCCAAAATGAACCAGTAAAGCGGAACTCCGTACCAGGGCACCAAACATATAGGACATTCGAATAGCGGCTTACAAATGAATTCAGGTAGTCTTTCTTTTAACCACGCTGCAACCTTTCCAAATATTGCCTTCTCCCAAAAACAGGCGTAATAGCCGTAGATGGCGAGGGCGATTATGAAGGAGTGCTCAAGCATTCTATTATTAATTGTTTATATAATTCAGAGCGACAAAAAGCGTAAACTTTCCCATAATCATCTTTTGAACATGTTTTGCTATTTAAAAAACTGTTTCGTGCATTATAATAATCAAAAAGTATTTGCCAGGGTTGGTAAAGTATGGTATCTGGCCCCGGCTGAACACATAATAAAGCTGCCAATAATTCATTATCCATATTAGCCTATTTTTATTATTCCTGTTTCATTACTGCCGCCATGATCAATCGTCACACTCCCCACCGGGTACGTATCAAACGCTATGCTCGTACTGATCCCTGCAGCCACGTATTGAACGCCATCCCAATAAAGTACCGTAACTTTTGGTGCTGCTCCGTATAATGCCTGCATGGATGGCCCGTATCCAATTGTTGTACTTGGTACGTTGAAGAAAGTTTGTATTAGTGGGTTGCAGCAACTCATGCAGCTCTTTTTTTACCTAATTGCGCCAAAGACATATTTTTCCTTACTTCTTCACTAAGCTTCTTCCCTTTATGGGATTCGGATAATTTTCTCCGATGTTCTTCTGACATTGTTTTTCCTTTCCAATATCTTGCATTATTATCAGAAACTTTTTTCTTTGTTTCGTCGGAGTGCTTCTTTCCGAGATTAGCTGTTCTTAACTTTTGCTTTGCTTCTTCTGAAACAACAAATCCAGCTTTTCTACATTTGTTCCCTATTTTTAGGCCCTTATTCCAGCATGGCTTTGTTTTTTTGAAACCCCTTTTAACAACCTGTAAGGCCCTTTTTGCTTTAATTTTTAGTTTAGCTTCATCAGAATGCTTGAAATTTTGCGCTTTTTTAATTGTCGAAATTTTATCTTTTGTTTCCTGACAGTGCATGCCATTGCTTCCGCCGCCTTTTAAATTAAGCATCTTGACCCCACATTCCTTATATTGGTCAATGTAAAGGCATTCGTAATCATCAAGCGCTGTCTTATTCACATCGCAAGGCAATTCGTGAATAATTTCGAACAAATGATTTCCTATCCCATGTTTTAAGAATGATCTATACAATGCTGGTTGGCCCTTAACTGTTATCATTGTCCGATATTCCCTCCATCTCTTGGAAATATTTGTGCTCTGGCCTATATATATGCCACCCGACGGTGATGTGATTCTATAGATTCCTACCATTATTTAACTTATAAGTGCATAGCCGGTTGCCGGGCCACCGTTTGAAATTTCTATACTCTGCAACACCCCGGCAATAAACACCTGCTCAACCGTCACATCTACTAATTGAAATATACCGGGACTTGTTTCGTGATAAATTTGAATGGAAGGTGAGTTTCCGAATGCTGCAGCAAGCCCGGCCGTCCATGGGATACTAACAGTAGCCACGTTCGTAAAGCTCTGCATACTGGTCTGACTTCCGACTGCAGGGCTACACGTAAAATCACAACCCAGTGTATTCTTTTCGTATGTGCCTCCCTTAACAGTAAAGTCAATGCATGAATATTCCTGCGCTATTTTGAATTTCACGGGCTTGCAACCGCTGTCCTGAACCTCAAGCGTGAATAAGCCGGAATATTGTGTAAGTAATCCTGGCGGCAACTGATCAACCGGAATAGTCCAAAATCCATCCGCATCTGTTGTAAACGTCCCCTGGTATTTATTGCCAAACTTATCGGTAATGATCCATGTGTAATCCGAAAGAGGGGCGAGTTGGGCGTAGACTTGAACCTCAAGGTTACATTTCGCAATAAAGTCAGTAAAACAGGTGGAACAATCCATTTATGTCCTTTATTTTCCTAAAGTTATAGTAATTTCAGAAAAAAGTGAAAGAATTATTGCGGAAATGACTTAGCAGGGCCATTAGGGCGATATTATGTCTAGTTCCTTATAATGATTATTATATACCGAATCAAATAGCCAATACCTAATACAATAAAAACACCAAGTGCGGCTGAAAGCAAACATGCCCATTTAACGCCGAGGATATCTATTATATCAGATTCAGACCGAGGAAATATGTTGCGCATGCATTAAATTTAATGAATTATTGCTTAAGTACCCATTTAAAGAAGGTGTCGCATAGGTAACGAAATCCGTCCAACAGATCCGCTTGTTGCGCCGGGTCTTCCCTATTTCGCTTTTCAATTGATCCATCGGGCAGCATGCGGACATTTTCAAAATCAAAAATCAGGTCTTTGCACTTAACGGGGTCGATTGTAGTGGGCACCATTGCAAGGACCGCATTTACCAATACCTGGTTCTCCTTAACAACCGGGTTCACCGTAGGCACCTTTAATTGGCCGGCTCCCAAATTCAATTTGCTTTTAATTATTGTATAATAATTCAGATTATCCTCCACCAGTGCTGTAGTGCTTTGCCCGGTGGCATCACCTGTTACGAGCCATAAAGCGCCCGGATAATGCAGGTTGATATAATCACATAGCTTATATATATCACTGCCATCCAGCTTAATGGACTCAATGCCATATAAATGCCCGTTGATGAATTGCCATACAGATGCAGATATAGGGCGCTTATTGAAATCGAAAGTAATTATTGTTTCAAAAGCCCGATTCCACGTTGTTGGACCCAAATGCTTCACCCGGTCAAAAGCAAATATGAAAGGAGCGTTGTTCTTTCTTCTGCCCGGCAGTCCTTTAGTAAAAACTTGGTAATAAAATGGATCAATATCTTTTAGCATTTCAAGAAAGGCTATCCTTTCCGGGCTGACTTTCGGGTTGTCCTTGTAGGTTGTATGCGTTGACGTATAAGTATAACTGAACTTTTTCCCCGAAGGCAAATTCAGATCCCATGAATAACTTCCATTTGGATTCTTATCCTTAAAAAACGTCTTCCACAGCCAGTGATCCTCATAATCCCCGTCAAATTCAGGATTAAAAGATACCCTTTGTTTTATTCGTACATTATTGGCTCTTAGGGTTGTAGTTACTGTAATGAAGTCGTCAAGCGTTAATTGATTGGCCTCTTCTATCCAACTATGAGACGGGTCGCGCGTGGATTTAATTGATTGCGGATTATCGCAACCCCTGGCTAGAAATCTATTCCCGTTTAAGCATTCAATTGATAATGGGGCAACCCTGAACTTGAAAAGGTGATCAATTCCCCATCGTTCGCAGATGTTTTTTATAGTCTCCCACTGGCTTTCCTGAATAGTATTATGGGTTTTCTTTATCAGGAGGCATTTGAAATACGGGAGGCTTAAACAGTCTTTAATTAATTGCTGAGCAATGTCCTGAGATTTACCGCTGTCCCGCCCGCCCCAATAAAAATCAATATGCGCATCGGAATTAAGTAAATGGTGATAACATGGAAGAAATGCCTTTTTAGGTATATTGACGGTAATATCACTAATCATCTATGTTAACCGTGATTACGGCTCCCCGCTGCTTATTATCAGCCTCGTACAACCCGACATAACGGGCCAGTTTTTCAAGGGCATCCAGTTTGCTATGGAGTTTGAATTGAATAGATGTTTTAGTGCCGGCGCTTTTGCCTTCACCGAATTCGGTTTCTGATTTTTTTATACTTTCGACACAAACGGTTAATGAACTGGGTAATTGAGATATGTCCTTTACTGTATTATCCGAATCAAGGAATTCCCGAATATCACTAAAGCCGATTTTAATTAATTCGTTTTTAATTCTTTCTGTTAGTTCCTGATTCTTGTCAGCAGCTTTAACTTTTAATGTTTCCAGGTATTTTTGTAGGCTAATGTTTGCTAATAGCCTAACGGCCTGTTCATTAGCTGTTTTCTTTGAATAACCAGCCCTTATAGCAGCCTGAGTGCCATTGAAGTCTTTCATATACTCCTGACAGAATTTCTTCTGCTGGTCAGTGATCTGCATATTCACAATTTACACTATTTATTGAAACTTCTGAATTTACTGTTTCACGTGAAACAAATGTCCTCAGTAATTAGCTTGTATACATCTTTGTATTCGTATAGATCGCAAATCTTTACCAGCATTTCAAATTTTGGCTGTATCGGCTGATGCTCGTACGTGTAATAAGTATTGTACGGAATTCTCAGCGCTTCCGCAGCTTCCTGTATAGAAAATCCCCGGCTCACCCGTAGGTTTTTGATATTGCGATTGAAAGTTGACATTACCTTTTAATTTTCACCTCCTGCTTTTCTAAATAATACTTAACCAATGATTTAAATGCTCGT